TGTTCCACCTTGTTGTGTGTCAGATGCGTTTGGATTTGGTCCACCTATGAATCCATTAAGGGATGTTACTGGACCTTTAAAAGTTGTTTGTGCCATATTTTTCTCCTGTATAGCGGTTATATTTTGCAATCTCTATACCGTCTGCCTAGTCAGTTTGCAAAATTGTTTTCTAGGTATTTAGATTATACACAACAAGAAGTTGTTGTTAAAGAGGTTGCACCGAACAATTAAAACTTAAAGCATATTTGGGTCTTATATCCAAACTTCTTAAACAATTATGTTTCAAAAAGCTGCTAAATACAGCAAAAGAGCCTATTGATGGTTTTAGACTTTCATCTATTTCAGGAAAATTTAATAATTGATCGTGATTATTTAAATAGATAACTCCAGAAAAAATACTTCCTAGGTGTGTGTGACTTTTAGTATAATTACCTAAATCATTTCTAAGACCCCAAGAATCTGCTAAAGTGAATCCTGGTAATTTTGAAATTTCTTTTTCAAGCAAGTCATATATAGGCCATAAAAGTTTTAAAAATTCTAAATCATTATTAAAAAATTTCCAATTTGTCATTAAACCCTTAACATTAGTTGTAAAATTTTTATTGTCTTTTTGTTGCACACCTATTTCTATTTTTTCTATAAAATAATTTGTATTAATATTTTCTATTATTCCTGAAGTATAAAAATAGGGTACTTCAATTTGTGATCTGATTATTTTTTTCAATAACATACTTTTGAATTAACATAAAAAAAGGGGCGATGCAATTAACATCGCCCCTTAATATTTAATACTTATAAGTTAGTATTATGAAGTTGGTAAGTTTCCGTTACCAAATATACATCTAGGGTCAGACCAACCGAAGCTGTATCTTTCTCTAGCTTTAAATCTAACGTTACCAGTATCGAAGTCACCTTCCATAGCAGTCTTGATTGGTGATCTAATGAACATTTTTAATCCATTAGGTACATCAGTCAAAATGAAGAATGAATCTGTGTCAGTTAAAAAGTTATTAACTCTGTAACCTTCAGGAAGCATTCCCATGTTCATCATTGCATTGATGTCATTGTCTGCAGTGCCGACTCTTTGTGGAGATTTTAAAATTCTCTCAGCAGTAAATTGTAATTCTTTTGGAATTATCATTTTTCTACCTTGAGATGCGATTTTAAGACCTCTCTCATCGACAAATCCAGCAATGTCAATTAATGATTGCTCTAGTGAAGTTTCGTTTAAGTCTGCAGCAGTTGAAAGAACGTTTGAAAAAGTTCCACCAGTTGCTAGTGGGTGAGCGTTTCCGATTAAAGATTCACCGTCACCGCCAACAGCAGTTGTAACTTGTGCATTGTTCAATACATTCGCAGATTTAACTTGCTTCGTATTTGCCATAGATCTTGCTAATGCTCTAGTGTATCTAGCAGCAAGTCTATCGTATAGGTTGTCCTCGATTGCTTCTTCAGTAATTGAGAATGCTAACGCGATTGTTTCGTGGTTGTATCTAGCTGTGAAAGTTTCACCTGCTTGATCAAACACAACTCCAGCACCTTCTTGTTTAACCGGTGCAGAAGCAAATCCGCTCAACATTACTTCTTCTTCAAAAGCTCTGTCAGATGTTTCAACAGAATAAATCTCAGCGTGCTGATTTTCGTATCTGTTGTATTCCAGGCCGAATAAAGCATTCAAACCTGGCTCTAGTTCTTTAACTAGTTGTGATCGTGATATTGCCATAGTCTATTCTCCTTATGCTAAGCCTGTACCACTTCTAAAGAAGTGATTGTTTATTCTTACGAGAATATTCGCATTTGCACTTGAAGTGTCAGAATTGTCAGGGTCTTGCGAAATATCAATCGCTTGAACAGCGAATGTATTTGCTACACCTGAAACGCCAACATCAAGTTGCACTTTTGATAAACCCGTTTGTGTAACACCAGTAGTGTTAGTAACTGAGTAGTTTTTAAATAGATCCGCTCTTGTAAACGCAGCGTCCGCATCCATTAAAAATACTGCATCTGGATCATCCACAACAAAGGCAGTTATATCGCCTTGAGTTGGTGTAATCGAACCAGGGTAGTAGTTCTTATAAGTTGGCTTTTGCGTAGTTGGATCATTATAAAACACTCCGTTAAAAACGCCCACAACAGCAGCACTGTTATTTGCAGTATGTCTTTCAATGTTACCAGTTGATGTTGGAATAACCAAATCACCTTGGTAAATTGCAGTGCCATAACCTGCTTTAATAGTGTATCTGTTTTGAGCTCCTACCAATGGTGTACCGTCTAGTTTTCTGTAAGGTCTTAGACCAAACTTTTCACTTACGTTTGCCATAGTATTTTTCTCCTATATATGTTTTATTTATCCAAGCTATCTACGGTAGGTAATGCAAAAAAATTATTTTTTACGACTACCACCAAAGGTAACTCTCGACTGCCTTTCAATATTGATTGGCATGTCTGGGTGTTGTTCCTTCATAAGATCTCTATCAATCGCGTCTGTTCTATCTTGAGTAATTTTTCTAAAATACTCAGCACGACTTCTTAAAATCTCCTCCGGTATCCTTGCCAACACAAGGCCACCAATTCCGATTAAACCAGCATGTTTTCCTTCGAAGATTACAGGATAATCATTTTCGCCAATTTCACTTTTTAAAGTATCGGCTCTAACGAATTCCCAACCTTCTCTTAGTTTTTTGGATACATTACCTGGATCCTCAAAACCGTTTGTCGAAGTTCTTATCCATCTATGTGCATAGCCCTTCGGTGCAGCTGGCGCATCCAAACTGGATGGTGGAGTCCAATCTTTCTTTCTAGAAAGCTTTATTCTAGATTCAGACTCGCGTGAAGTTTTTATATCAGTCATATTATTATGCTCCTTCCTTCACGTATTTTGCGTATTCCTCTAGTGGCACCCCTAATTTCTTAGCGATAACTACTTGTGATTTGGTGAGTTTCACAGCTTTGCGTCCTCCTGATCTACGACTAACAGAAGCTACGTTTTGGACGGGTGCAGTCTGTTTTGTTTCGTTCGTAGATTGAGCAAATTTATGAGGGAAATACTCCTTCATACGTTTGTTGATTTGATTATAGTATTCATCACTCTCTGCGTCAATTCCCTGCTGTACAAGATCTTCGTGAATACCCATAGCAGCAGAAGTTAAGACTCTATCGCTTCCAAACCAATCATTATCTTCAGCCCATCTTTGAGCTTTTTGACTAATTTTAGGTTGTTGAAGTTCAGCAGGTTCTCCTGCTGGTCTTTCGGCAGATTGTGCTTCTTGTTGTTTTTTTCTAGACTCTTTTTCACCTAAAGTCATAGAAATTTTTTCTTTCTCAACTGCTAATTTAGTAAGCTTATCATTAGCTTCCATAATTTGATCAGCATCTTGAGATTCTAAAGCAACTTTTAATGCCGCTTTAGCTTTTTCTCTTTCCGCATCGACTCTTGCATTATATTCTTTAAGATAATTTGTATCAGTCTCATCAAACTTAGTTTGAATTGATTCATACTTATCTTTAAGACCTTTTGCATAGTCTAAAGCTGCTCTTTCTCTTCTTTCAGCTTCTTTAGCTTGGAAAGTTAATTTTTTGATTCTTCTTTGAACGTTATCAGAATAATCCTTTAAGTTAGAATCGTCTTCTTGATTTTTAGATTCTCTAACTTCTTCTTTTGGTTCATCCTTTACTTGTTCAACTTTTACTTCTTCTTCTTTAGAAGAATTATTTGATACATCTGTATAACCTAAATCTACTTCTTCCTTTTTGGAAAAAGAAGTATCTTTATCTTCTTCAGGTGCAGCAACATTAACTGTCTCTTCGTTAACTCCATCAGTATCTAATTCTACTGATGGCTGTTTGTTGTCTTCGGCCATTTTTTATCCTCCTTAATAATGGTGCAAAATATCTTGTGGATTAGAAATTGTAGAAATGATTTCATCATCATTTAAAACTCTTACTTCTCCACCTTCTATTTTGAATCTTGAACCAGCGTACCTACTAAAAATAACCCAATCATTTAGTTTACACCAAGGTCCCTTAGGAAATTTATTTTTGTCGAAATAACAAAGATCCCCCATTTTAAGTACAAGGCCACAAACAGTTGTCATCTGAATTGTTTCTTGCGTTTTGTCTGATAGATAAATTCCACCTTTAGTTTTTTTAGGGCCAGCGTATGGCAGCACTAAAAGTCTATAACCAGTAGGTGTAGGTAATTTATCTAATGTTTTTTGATCGACCGCTTTAGGGTCTAAGACTGTTTCTACTTCTTCTCGCTCTTTATAA